CTGGTTGTGCTTGACCCCACCAAGGTGGAGGTGCGCCGGCGCGCTGACGGCGAGGTTGAGTTTGTCTTTGACGACCGCATCACCATTGCGCGTGAGGACATGCTGCACATAGCCGCGATCAAGCGCCCTGGTGCGCTGCGCGGCATCTCACGCATTGAGCAGGTGAAGGACACCCTGGGCATCGCTGCCGCCATGGACGAGTTTGCGGGCCGCTTCTTTGGTCAAGGCTCGGTCACGTCGGGCATCTTGGAAACGCCGTCCATGCTCACCAAAGAGCAGGCCATGCAGCTCAAGGAAACCTTTGAGGCAACGCACCGTGGCGTGTCCAAGTCTCACCGCATCGGCATCCTGGGTGGCGGTGCAAAGTTCGTCAAGACAGGCGTTGACCCTGAAAGCGCACAGATGCTGGAGTCTCGCCGGTTCGCCGTCGAGGAAGTGGCGCGGGTGTTTCGCATCCCGCAACACATGCTCCAGGTCGCCGCTCCTGGCGTGCAGTCGTATGCCAGCAACGAGGAAAACGCCATCCAGTTTGCTACCTACACGTTGCGCCCGTATGTGGCCAAGTTGGAGGCGGCCTACTCGCGGCTTCTGCCAGGCGATGCCTTCATGCGTTGGAACATGGACGGCCTGCTGCGCGGTGACCTTCAGAGCCGTTACAGCGCCTACAGCACTGCCTTGCAGTCGGGCTTCATGTCCATCAACGACGTGCGCCGACTGGAAGATCAGCGAGCGGTAGACGGCGGCGATGCTTACCGCGTGCCACTCGCCAACGTCAACGTTGAGGCAGCCAACATCACCGAGCAGGAAAAGCGCGTGATGATGCTGACCCGCCTAGTGCAACTTGGCTTTGAGCCATCTGAGTCACTAAGCGCTGTCGGTCTGCCGACTATTTCGCACACAGGCTTGCCAACGGTCCAGCTGCAGAACCCAGCAGTGCTCGACCCTGAAGATCCTGAGTCTGTCTATCCCGTGCGCGACCTTGACCCGCAAGAGTTCGCCACCGCTGTGTCAGACGCCATCAGGGGTTTGCCGGCGCCTGTTGTCAACGTCACCGTGCCGGAGCAACCAGCGCGCACCCGCAAAGTGCAGCGCGACGCAGCGGGCAACATCACTGAGATCGTGGAGGAATAGTGGCGCTCAATGACAATGGCCTCAACGCTCAAGTTGGCGGCCTGACAGCCGTGGCCGCTTACGCCAGCCTTCACACTGCTGAGCCAAACGCATCAGGCAGCAACGAGGTCGCGGGTGGCTCCTACACCCGCGAGGCGATCACTTGGGCCGCAGCAAGTGGTGGCACGGCACTGTCAGATGCTGAGATCGTCTTTGACGTTCCGACCAGCACCACCATTACTCACCTTGGCTACTGGTCTGCCGTGAGCGCTGGCACGTTCTACGGTTACCGCGCCTTGGACACCTCGCAGACGTTCTCCAACGCTGGCACCTACACCATCGCTGCCGGGAATCTGTCCGAGTCTGTCTCTTAGACCATGGCTGGGCTGTTCACCCTTGACAGCGCCTCGCTGGGTGTCCTTGACACCAACGTGCTTGGAGGACCAGGCACCGGTTTCATTGTTGGAGCAAATAGCAGCGCGGGCACCGTCACGGGTGCGCAAGGTTTCGCCGGTTCGGCAAGTGGTGCGACGTCGAGCGCAGGCAGCGCATCAGGCAGCCCTGGCTTGGTCGGTAGTGCTTCTGGCTCTACCACGAGTGCCGGAAGTGTGGTCGGTGTTGAAAACGCCAACGGCTCAGTTGCGGGATCGCAGGCGAGCGCAGGTGTTGCAGGTGGTGCCCCTGGCCTAACGGGCAACGTCATTGGCTTCAGCGCCAATGGTGGAGCTGCTGGTGGCACTCCTGCCATCACGGGCACCTGTGCGGGATCTAGTGCTTCTAGCGGTTCAGTCACTGGAACAGGGCCAACACCGACACCGCCCACGCCGACACCTACGCCAACTAAGGGTGGTGGGCGTCGTTACTACGTCCAGGCGGCTAAGCGTGAGCCGATTGTGGCGCAGGGCTTTACAACAGGCGCCAGCACTTCACAGGGCCGCTCACAAGGCCGCTGTGGGCTTGTTGGTGGCTCGGTCGGCAGATCCACTGCACTCGGTTTCTGTCATGGCACAAGCCGTCTTAGCGTGTCACCTATTCGCGTGCACATTGACCATGAACACCGACGCCGACAGGCTGAGGACGAGCTGCTGTTGTTGGAGATCACATGACGATCAGCACAAATCTGGTGACGTTGGGAACAGCTGCCCAGCAAGTTGTCGGTCCATCGGCTGAGCCACAATTTGTGACGATGCACAATATGACCAAAAGCAGCAATGAATACATCTTTTACGGCAACGCAACAGTGGGCACAGGCAATGCGCCCCACATTGATCCAGGCGATACCTTGCAATTGCGTCTGCTGCCAGGTGAAGCACTTTATGCGGTCAGTGAGCCTTCGGGATTAGACCTTGGCGTGTTCATTCAGAAACAGGACAACTAGTGCCCTACTTCATCACCGACAGTGCTGAGGGTTGCGACGGCTGGGCAACTATCAAAGATGACGGCGAGGTCATCGGCTGTCACACCACTAAGCAGGCAGCAATTGACCAGATGGTTGCTGTCTCGCTTGCTGAGGACATGGAGCCAGGCGGCGAGCGTGCTGTGACTGTTCCGCAATATGTGCAAGATGCCGCCGCTCGCGGTCTAGAACTGAACCGCGAGGGTTACGGCGGCGACGGCCTAACCGAGGGCACGCTGCGTGAGGCACGCCTTATGGCTCGCGGCGAGATGTCTGACGACAAGGTGGTGCGAGCTAATGCGTGGGCCGCTCGACATGCTCCAGACCTTGACGCCCCTAAGAACAGTAATTCAGATAACGACGAGTGGCCTGGCGCTGGTGCTGTGGCCCATTACCTGTGGGGCATCAACCCGCTAAACCCTGAACCTGCAAGGCGCTGGCTGGAACGCCAGGCGGCGCGCATCAAGGACGAAAGGCACACCATGACCAAGGTGGAAACCCGCCAGGTGCAAGTCCAAGACCTGGAATTGCGTGAGGAAGGCAGCACCCGCACGTTTGCTGGCTATGCCGCTGTGTTCAACAGCGACAGTGAGCCACTGCCGTTCATTGAGCAGATCCGGCCTGGAGCGTTTCAGCGCACGCTGTCCTCGCGCAACCAAATCAAGATGTTTGTCAATCACGAGGACACCATGGTGCTTGCCTCAACTCGCGCCGGCACGTTGCGCTTGAGCGAGGACAACCGCGGCCTAAAAGTTGAGGCCGACATGCCTGAAACTTCTTACGCCCGCGACCTGTCGGTGCTGATGCAGCGCGGTGATGTTGACAGCATGTCGTTTGGTTTCCATGTCCCGCGAGGCGGCGATGAGTGGAGCGACGACGGCCAGCGCCGCTACCTCAATGAGATTGCGCTGCGCGAGGTTTCTGTTGTCACCGGCTTTCCGGCTTACGAGGCGACCAGCGCCACCATTCGCAAGGCGCAGCTGCTCGCTCAGCGCACAGACACCGACGCCGACGCACTTGCCGACGCACTCACCGCGCTTGAGGCTGGCAATGAACTCAACGACGATCAGGCCAACTTGCTGGTTGATGTTGTGGACCGTCAGCGCGTGAAGGCTGAGCCAACCGTTGATGCTTCTGAGGTCATCGGCGTTCTGCGCGAGAAGTTGGACTTGCTGGCTAAGGCCGTCTAGTTCATCGGGGGTGCATTGGTTAGACCCGCTGCTAAATCCCTACAGGGCCACAGCGGGCACGTCGGTTCGATTCCGACCACCTCCACCACCACCAGCTGCGGAGCCGCGCTGGTGCGTCCCGGCAGCGGAGCCGCGCCGGATTGTCCCCCTGCGTATCCATCACATCATGCAAAGGAGTAGTCATGGACTACGAGAAGCACCTGCATGAGGAGCGGGCCAAGGCTTACGAGTCGGCCAAGGAAATCCTTGACCGGGCGGCTAATGAGTCCCGCAGCCTCGATGCAACCGAGCGTGAGAGCGTTGACCGCGCTTTCTCGCACATGGACGAACTGAAGGCACGCATTGACGACATGCGCAGCCTGGCTGCCCGTGAGCAGGAGATCGCCTCAGCGACCGCTGCCCATGAGGAAGCACGCACCGTTTCGGCACCTGTTGCCGATGCACCTATGTCGGACAATGACATGATCCGCTCGCTGTACCGTGGCGAGGTTCGCACTGTGAACTTTGAGCAGCGCGACGTCACCACAGGCAGCACGGGCGCTCCTGTTCCCACGTCCTTCTACGACGAGGTCATCCTGCTCGCCCGCGAGGTTGGCCCGATGCTGCGCGTCAGCACCGTGCTCAACACCTCCAGCGGTGAGACTCTCCAGATCCCGTCGCTGTCGGCCTACAGCACCGGCACCATCACCACTGAGGGCAACACCATTGGTGAGTCTGACCCGACCCTCAACTCGTTTGTGGAACTCGGGGCCTACAAGTATTCGTTCCTCACCCAGGTGAGCACCGAACTGCTTGAGGACTCAGCGGTGGACATCACCTCGCTGATGGCTTCCAATGTGGGTAACGCTCTCGGCTATGCCGTGAACTCGGCGCTGACCACGGGCGACGGCTCCAGCAAGCCCAAGGGTGTTGTTGCTGCCGCCGGTTCTGGCGTCGCAGGCGGCACTGGCGTGTCTGGCGCATTCACCTACGACAACCTGATTGAACTTATCTACAGCACCGACGCTGCGGCTCGCGCCCTGCCCGGTTTCGCTGTGATGGCTTCAACCTCGGCCATCGTGGACATGCGCACCCTTCAGGACGGCGCAGGCAACTACGTGTTCTCCCCGTCGC